CACGAAATAGAAGAACTTACCGACTAAATACGGCACAACCGCTATAACGATAGCCAGCGCCGCGCCTTCGTGTGTCGTTAGGTGAAACACGTTAGCCAGCACCATAGACACGATAGCAAACACTGTCAGCAAAATAGCGCCGATGAACCAACATACTACGCCGTCAACCTGCACGCTATCGTCATTCCAAATAAATTCATCTTCGCCGCTCATGCTGTCACCGCGTCAGCGATCCGGCGCGCTTTCTTTTGACCTATGCCATTAACGTTCGTTAGCTTTTCCGGTTCGGCGTGTGCAACGCGGAACACGCCGCCGGCGCTAACGAAATGATCCAGCAGGCGCGACGCCAGTTCCGGGCCGACTGCCGGCAGGCCTTCGACAAGGTAGCGCGGGCGCTTTTCAGGCGGCACGTCCGGCGCGTCGCGGATACTGGCCGGCGAAGCTTTGTCGTTGCGAAATTCGTTCGCGCGCTTGTCAACGACGTAGGCGGTCATTTCCTTGTCGAACGTCGGCAGGACTTCTATACCCATGCGCGGGACGGCTTCAATCGCCCCGATCACCGCTTTGTCGCTTATGTTGCGCATTGCCATGGTTTCTTTCCATCCGCCTTCAAGAATCAGCACGGGCTTCAGGTCGTTTTCTTCGCACGCGCTATACAGCGCGCCAAGTTGCGACCATATGCTGTTTTCGTTCTGCGTCAGCCGATCCACAAAGTCCGGGTAGCGTTTTCGTTCCATCAAGTATTCGCCCGCCAGGAAATCGCCAGCACCCAACTTGTCGCGTTCGTAATCGTCGCCGCTTTCAGCGAACGCGGCCGCGTGCATTTCCGGCGGTTCGCGGGTATCTATGATCATGCGTCGCCCCGCTGTTCGCTTGGTTTTAGCCAAGCTTCGCGTTCGTTGTAGACGTGCGGTAGCAGGCCGGCGATCACCGGCGTCGGTTTGTCACCCATACCGAACGCGACGACCGGGAAGGATAAAAGCGTTACGCGAACGACAGCAGTTCGGCCTGATTCGTCGCGTTCGGATTTAGATTAACCTGTTCGATCGCCTTCGTAAAGTAGTTTTGCCATATATACGACCGGCTTTCCGGGGTAAAGGAAAAGGTGTCAACGCCCGCGCCTGGTACGCTTTGGGCCGCGCCATAGTCGGTATCTATTTCACCGTCCTTGTAGGCGCGCCAGGGTAGGGGTTCGTCCCGATAGACCGGATGGATCACGCTTTCGCGGCCCGTATCGAACTTGATGTATGGCACTTTGTCGCCGCGACCAAGCTTCGCGCCGTCGATGTACCCGGCTTCGACCGCCGCGTTATACATCTTCGCGGCCCTGGCGTGCGCCGTATGGTTCGAATACGTATCACAGTTACATTCGTCGCGGTCACACACGCATGACAGCCGTTTTCGAAGCGACGCACGCTTTACCAGGTCGCCGTCGCGGTCGCCGTCTAACACGGCGTCACGTTCGTCTAAGATAATCGGCGCGGTCGGTTCATCTTCTAACAGCGCTTCGACCAAGCGCGCTTGTAGCTTCGACGCGCCCTTAAGCGTGTCCGACTTCTTGCACTTCAGGCCTACTACCTTGTGTTCGTCCGTCGCTTTTCCATCTTCCCAAACTTTCTTTACTGCATACGACTTTTTCTTGTCGGTCTGAATGAACCGCGACGCGACATAATCCACGTCCAGTTCTATGAACGATTCGTCGCCGTTCATTTTAAAGCCGACAAGGTGTTTGATATGCCGATTCAGGCTGTCTACGACGGCTTCCGCCGCGTCAGCCGCGACCTTGGCGCTGTCGTAGTCGTCCTTCAGGCTGATGAAGACGCTATCAGTGTCGCCGCCGATCACTTGATCTACCGCGTCTATTTCGTTTTCAACGAACCGCCGGCTTTCGCGGATTAGATACTGGCCGGTTTCGGTAATGTGTTCGGACATACCAGGGACGTAATAGCGGTGCAATGGCGACGCGACCACGCCGAACGACGAATTATACAGGGACTTGATACCCATATACATAGCCGCCGCGACTTTCTTTTCAGGCGTGCCGTTTTCCGCCGCGTTCCGTCGATCTTTAAATTCTTGCGCCAAATCTTCCAAGTCCGACGTAGCATCGGCCAGTATGCCCCGCTCGTAATCTGGATGCAAGAATCCGCCGCGCGCGTCGCCGTCCTTTTCAGGGTCGAAGCGGCTGTTCACACCTTCGATAAACGGCTGTGCCGTATTCGCCCAATAGTCGCCAGGGCCGTCAGCCGTCTTGTTAACATCCAACAGCTTCGGTTTCGTTATGATTTCCCGGTCGTCCAAGTAGTCGCCGACTTCTTCTTTCAGACCTTCGTAGCCGTCCGTATCAACCCAAGTGTTTTCGCCCATGTTTAGCGCCTGAATGATGCTTGGATACATCGAACTGAAGTCAGCGACGAACACCCATTCATGCGTTCCCGGCGTCGTTTCGAACACGTAGCCGCCCGGAAATTCGCCAGTGTCGCGGTAGCGCCCGCGATCGGGAAACACGTAACCCTGTTCGTTCGCGCGGCGCAAGATCACACCGTCAACAGCCTTTCCGACCGCGACGCGGGGGTAGCCGTTGCTGTCGTATGTGATCGTAGACATTCGCGTATGGCCCTGTTTGCACACGCGCGCGGTCGTTTCGACAAGTAGGTACTGTTCGCTAATCCGGCGCGTTAGGTCCGCGTCCTGTAGGTTATACGACTTCAGGCGTTCCGGGTCGTTATTCCACCATTCGCGTAGTTGCTTGTACGATTCGCTTTCATCCATATCCTTCGAATCGCCTAATTCGTGTTCGGCGACCGAATCCAGGCCATAGCTATCTAATTGGTCGCGCTTGAACGACCGGAACAGCCCCATGGCGTCGAAATGGATCAAGCCAAATTCGGGCCACGTAAAGCCCGAAACCCGGTCACTTTCTTCAAGCCGGTTTTTCAGGTATGGAAGGTCGAACGATTCGCTATTCCATCCGACAAGCACAAAGTAGTTTTCCAACAGACCGCCGTCGGAACGATCGGCCGGGTTCCCTATCAGTTCGGTATAGATTTCCTGTTCCGTGCCGGTAATGAAAAATTCGTTGCCTTCGCCGTCAACCGCCGCGAACGAAAGGATTTGCGCGTCCGCGTCGTCCGGTTCGGGGAAGCCGTCGGTCGGGTCTACTTCTATGTCAAAGTATAGCACGTCCCCCGGATCGGGCGTATCCAGTTCAAGTAGGTCCGGCCGATCGATTAGCACGCGGCGCGCATATGGCACGTCAGCCTGGTAGGTTTCCGGCACTATGTCAGCGTCGCTTTCGGGCATATCGGCCAAGTCGTCGCGTAGGTCGTCCAATTCGTTGCGAAAGCTACCGATCGTTCCCGGCGCTTCGGCTTCTACTTTCACGAAGCCGTCCGGCGCATTATCGTAGTCCGGGTTCGTCCACTGTTCCCACAGTTCGGTCTTGGACGTATCCAGTTCGCCCCATGGAATGTTATCAAAGTCGCCGACTTCCATGTAGAAGTACGGGTTGAACGGAGCTTTGAACTGTTTTCGGACCTTTTCGCCGTTTTCTTTCATTAACAGTTCTACGTACAGCGGGCTATCGCTGTTGTCGAACCCATATTGCAGGTCGTACACGCGGGACATTACAGCCCGGCGCTTTGCCCCCCAAAGACTAAAGCGTTGCGTACCGCATTAGTAGACGTGACTAACGAAACAGCGATCTTGGACGAAGCAAAGCAAATCGTTAACGAACGCGAAAGTACGAACGGGCCAGCGATCCAAAGCATGACTACGATTCGCCAACTGTGGAATGTCTATCTTGGCGAAGCGTATCCCGACATTACGACGCGCCAAGCGGCGGTCATGCTTGCACTGCTGAAAGTCGGCCGGCACACGCACGGGGATAACGGTATAGACGACGCGCGCGACATTGCCGGCTACGCAGAACTGGCCGCGCGGGTCGAAGAAGAAAGCGATCACACCTGTTGCGACTGCTGTATCAACGACGAAACGGGACCGGTTAACAAGTTTTAGTCGTCCCAAACGCTACCGCCGACCTTTTTACATTCGTCTACGAACGGACAGAACCGCATACAGTTGTCCGGGTCTATCGGGTCGGTTGCCGGAATGGTATCTTCTTGGCGGTTGTTATAATGCAGGTACGCACGCTGTACGATTTCAAGCCAAACCTTCGCTTCTTGCGGCACGCGGTAGCGCCTTTCATCCAGTTCGTTCCGGGTAATGTAGGTCAATTCACCCGGCGCGTCAAACGCCTGCTGATAGGTCGCCAACTGGTATTGATGCTTCGGCCTGAAACCACGTTTGTTAAAGCGATCAAGCCAGTCTAATTTTTTGATCGTTTTGGTTTCAATTACCCGATCGATTGACCCATCATATTCAGACCATTCGCGCACAGTATCGATCGATGGGTAGCCTTCGATTTCTTCGTTGTAAGACGACTTAGCGTACCGCTGTCCGTCCTGGCCGTCGAATACGTAAGCAACATGGCCGCGCCCTGCCGCGTCAACGTTGAACACTACCCAATCCGATTCGCCTACGATCCGAAGGTAGCCATTCGGCGCGTCGTCCGCCGGCAGAAAGATCGTACAGCCCACGTCCTGTCGAACGCGCTTGTCGCCAAATTCTTCCCGAAGCGCGTCGCCGTATCTATCTTCAATGTCATTTCCCAAAGGAAAATATGGCGACGCTTGGGGTTCTTTCCCGTTCTTGTGCGCCCAATATTCTTTCCGCTGGCACTTGGCAACGTGGGACGCATGAACGTCGGTATCAACCGCTTTATGGCGACCTGGATCATGGCGGTCAACGTATTCGGCTTCAAGCCATTTCGGGATTAGTGGATCAAGCCGTCGAAAAGAGCCAGTATCTTCCGCCGCCGTCAATTCCATACGTTAACCTGTGCGCGGTCGGTTAAATAAGTGTCGCCAGGTAGATACTGAAAGCGCCGAACAGCACAGCGACGACCGCCGCGACATACGGCACGCCGAACAGCAGTAAGATAGCTTTCGTTATGCTAACCTTCCCCGCCAGTTTATGCCAAGACCACCTGAAATCGCGCTTGATGCTAACAAGTCCATGTAGGTATCCCGCGAAAACCATTAACTGCGTCAGCCCATACGCGACCGCGACGCTGGCCCACAGGGTATCAATCGCTTCCATACTTTGCACTACACCCGCGCGGCTAAATAATTGACGCAAACCACAGCACGCCCACAACGAACAGCGCCGCTGTAGTCGCGCCCCAAGCCGGCATTACAATCGCGTCGAAAGCGATTTGCGGCGTTTTTACCCGCGCGAACGCTTCGCCCCACGTTAGGCTTCGCTTCCGCTTCAGGCTAATTACAGACCATGAACACATAATTAGCACCATTAACAGAACGATCGGGTAGGCCAGTGCGAACGCTAACCAAACCAAGCGCCATTCCATATTCCGCATACGGCAGGCGTGAATTTATATTTTTCCGTGCCTATTATATGCGTATGGGAATGGTAACGGAACCGCCCGACCGTATTTCCGTGCGTAGGCTTACCAAAGCATACGCGGCGAATGACATTTCTACTGAAGAACTAATGCGAACCCTTCAGGAAAGCTATTCGT